GATCATTGATTACCTGTCTTGCAGGACATTTGAAAGCAATAGGTCCCCACATCTGCTGCATCTCCAACTCACGGAAGTCAACAAAGCCATAGTTAACACCAGTTGGTGCGCCTACATCTTTAGTCAATACAATGTGTGGTCTGCTAAACAGATAAGTATCAGAGATAATAAGGTTATCAGAGTTGTGCATAACCCTTGGGTGAATGCTTTCTTCTCTTTCATAACCATCTTCTGCAATACGCTTAAATCTAATGTTAGGCATATACATTAGCTGCTCTTCTACCGCATCACGATAGTCTCGCCTGTTGTGTTTCTTCACTCCAAACGATACTATAGTCTGATTCTTTGCATCTGTAGGTACATAGTGCACTTTCGTTCCATCGCTAAGTACAACATGTGGGTTAGCTTGACCAGCTACCGGGTTAAATGAAGGTACAATAAAGTCTGTCTTATAGTTGTAGCAGTTCATCTTGAATCTCCTACCATTGTGCACAGTCTCTATAGTATAGAAGTCTAC